ACAATAGCTTCTGCCATAAAACGATAATCATTCTTAAAGTCACCAGCTTTGTTTTCAAAGTGTACGCCTACTGGTACATTATCTTCGCCTTTGGTTTGGCGAGTAACAGTAATAACTGCGTCTTCTTTGTATTCTGGAATATTCAAAATAGTGTTTAGTTTGCTGAGATTAGGCATACCAAATACTCCAATAAAATCTGCTACTGGTCCTTTGAATTTGGCCTGCAGAATGATGCTACGATTTTCAGAAAGTGCTTCTAAAATGGTATTATCTTCTGTGCCTGTAACTTTAGCAATATCAATGCCTCCGAGGCTGTGTGTATGTTGTACGATGTCTAAAAGGTGGTCTTTCATATTAATTTCCTTAATGTTGTGTTATTGTATATGATATATTTAGAAAAATCAATGCCTGTTTATTCAAAAGTGAATAAATCAGCAAAGGTTGAACTGATGTCAGTATTTTCGGCAATTTGCCAGTTCAATACTCCCAACAGGTTGTCTACCTTTTGATCTACAATGGTGGATTCCATTAGGTTATCATCAAATGGTAAATCTTTGAACCACTGTGGAATGTGTGTTTCATCAGTGGGATATCCTACGCTGGTGTAGCCCAGTGGATTATCTTTGAGTTTACATACGATGGTCTTCATACCATCAACAATGCCCATACTATAGTTGTCACCGTACATACGTTTCAGATTGTTCCAGTTCATAGCAGCACGAACGTGTCCGGGCATATTGGCTTTACCAAGTCTTGCTTCTTCGGCAGTATACTTGGTCAAGTTGTTGACACGTTTGGGTGTGCCTTTTTCCCAAGCCGGGCGGTCTTGGAACAATAACTTAAAGTCTTTGACCTTTTTATAAATGTCTTCTTTTTCTGTACCAGTTAGCACATCTAACAAGATTTCACTTAAAAAGTCTTGCACTACTTTGGGAGTATCGCTACGCTTCAAGTCCAAGCCCATGGCTTTAACTTTACCTGGCTTACCGCCAACATCTTGTCGCTTGCCTTCTTTGTCAAAGATCAATACTGCGTATCGTTTCTTTTTAATAAAAAGACCTTTAGTGGCAATAAGTTCTCGGCCACCTTTGATAATAGCGCCCATCTCACGGGGGCAATGGCAAGCACGTTCCATAAATCCTGGGAATGAATCATTGACTTGATCAGCAATATTATCATATACCTGAATACAAGTATCCTTATTCCATTCCATACGACCGGCTGCCACATCATCTTTGATAGCAGGCCAAGCAGTAAAATAAACTGAGTCAGTATCACCATAGATAATAGCATCACCCACGTGATCATATTTTCCAGTGATAGCTTCATTTACAAAACTATCCATATGTTTAGCAATAGTTCTGCCAGTTAGTGTAGTACTTTGTCCAATACGATGATCAAAGAATCTACAACCTGGATTCAAAATAGCACCATACAGACTATTCAAGTTAATCTTCTTAACCAGTTGTCGTTTGTCCCAGTATTCTTCTGCGGCCTTGTCTCCGGCCGCAATAGCTTCTTTGAGCTTGGCCTGCATCTGTTTACGTTCAGCATACCACCGTTCTAGCAGTCCCGGGATAATACCTTTTTTCTCATAGGTAAACAATGTGCCATTGGCACTAATAGTCCAAGGCTTGTTGCTGTCAAATACCAGTCGCCAAATATCAGCAGCACTCATTACATCACTGGTACCATCCGCTTCCCACTCAACAGTAATTTCAGTTCCGGCATCGCCACGCATAACTGCTTCGTATTCAAAGCTGCCAAACAATCCCTCCCAAGCAGCTGCAAAACTAGAACCACTGGACATCTTTTCTTTGATGTAGTGGTCAGTCATTACAGGTTTCAGCTGTCCAATAATTGTTTCTGGTCCCATATTAAGGGCTCGAATAGCCGAGGGATAGAGCGAGTTGATGTCAATTGCTCCGATGTAGTCGTGCATTCCGACTTTGGGATAAGCAACATAGGCACCTGCGGCCTGCGACTCTGTGTCTGATTCTTCTTCTCTATGTTTCCTGTTAGGTACGACCAATCCTTGACTGTGTGCTTCATTGATAATTGCCTGTTCTGTTGTTGCTACTGCGCCCATTGTGGTCATCAATAACACCGTGTTATCGTGAGCAATGGTATTTGCTAAGTCTAAGAATCTTAGTTTCTTATCCAATCGTGATAACAACATGGTATCCTGGCGATTATAAGTAATAAACGTTGGAAAATCCTTGTTGTACAACTGATCTAATGTGCCTTCGTATTGTGTTTTGCGTTCTCCTAGTTCATATTCAGAAATAGCATCCAAGCTATAACTGTGGCGTTCTTCATATGTATACTTGCGATACAGTTGCATATAGTCCAAGTGGACTCTACCAACTAAATCAAATGTTACGCTTTCTGTACCATAGCGTTCAAACATTCTTTGATTGGGATATTGTCCCCACAAGCATAATCTGCGTGTGTCGTCTTTGCTGAGCACACGAGTAATGCGTCCAGTGGTATAGGGAATATCATAGCCTTCCGAGTTCCAACCGCTTAGGATATCTGCATCGTCTATTAGGTTAAGAAATGTATCCAACATATCTTCCTCACGTTCGAAGATATAGCAGTCATCAAACTTTTTAGTAATTTCTTCTGCGGTGGCCCAGCTCATACCTTTGGGAGGTACTACCAGCGTTACTAGTTTTTCCAACCAATCCATATACACACTGATGGCAGTGATAGCATTGAACGGATCGCTAACTGGACTAAATCCACGTTTAGGATCAAAGTCTACTTCAATGTCAAAAAATGCAGTATGTAACTTGGGAGGTTCTGCACCTAAATAGTTTTCTTCAAGGCATTTGAATACAGGTTTGATATCGCTTTCCCATAGTCGCTTATTACCCTGTATACGCATTTCCTTTTGGAACTCTTTACCGTTGTTGGTGGTAAATCTACTAACAGGTGTGCCGTAAATAGTACGGTGCTTGCCCCTTGGGTCATCGTAATAAAACACATAGTTGGCAGGATACTCTTTGTATACCCGTTCGCCATTTACACGTTCTACAATGTGTATGCGATCACCTTTGCGATCAAATAATGCGTCTACGTAACTCATTGAGTGATCATCCTGAATAACCCCACAGCGTCAATGCTAACAAGCAAACAGTAATTAGCAAGCATACCAAAGCTTCCACGAGTCCAACTAGCCCAACCGTACATAGCGCAACCAGATATCCAAACAGGGTAAAGAGCCAAAAGAGGAGGATTGGGTACTGTAATAGCCATGGTGAGGCTACAACTAATACTAATAGCCCAAGCCAATATTTCAACACAGAACCTCAGTGGCCACTCGCGATAATCTCGCTCGGCCCATTTATAAATATCGACAAATGCATTTGATATTTGATCCATTAAAGGGTTTTACCTACAGTTTCCAAAATAGTATTAAGCTCGTCGTGATCTTTATTGGTCTCGCCTAATTTAGCCTTGTGTGCAATTTTAATTGCTTTTTTAAGCAATGCTGGTTTAATTTCCAATTCTTCTGCGATTGCTTTAACTGTGTCGTTAAGTCCAGCAGTAAGATCTTCTACTTCTTGTAGTACAGTCATACCCTCATTGATTAATTGGGTAAGTTTAATTTTCGCCTCGCCATTGAATGTACGGTCGCTCATAAGTTCTCCTAAAAAATTATTGTACAGGAATACCTGCAGTAAGTCAATCTACTTCTGCAAATTCGGTTACCATCATAACTGGACTAATCCAATCATAAGGTATTTGATTTGAGTCATCAAATCTTAGATTAAAATGTGGCCAATTAAAGTGTACTCTTGCCAAATCTATATAGTATCGATCTCTAGCTTCGGCCATTGCTTGATGATCAATGTTGTCTGCAGACAATATTTCTTTGATATAAGGCAACCAAAATAATGGCATATCTTGTAGTGTAAATTTATAGTCAGCACCGTTGATATCTGCAGCGTATAAATTCTTTGCCAATGGATTGATGTTGATACTGTTAGCATCATTATCATCGAATCCATAACGAACAATTATTGCACTTTCAAAAAATCCTGGAGGAATTTCCAAAGGTGGAGCAGTTTCTGCATTGATGCCCACGTGATGATATCCATCAAAATGTCTAAACTGTTCTTTGATAGGAGTATACATTGTGTTGTCAGGCAACATTACTGAATTCCAATTTTCTGTTCTAAATACTGGACCTGTGGTAACTGGAAAGTTTGTAATGTAATACTGCAAAAATTCTTTTTTCATAATGCGAATTGCATCATTGCAGGGAAAATTCCAAACCAAATATGACTTACACTCAGTCAATGCACCGTGTCCCAAATAGGAAGCACGAATACTTTCAGGATAATGGCTAGTGCCGATAACTGCAAAAGGATCTGGATCTGCAAGCAATAGGTCTAATCCTCGAGACATAATCTCAATACTGCTGTCCATAAAAATATGATCTTCATTACCCATTGGGAACACTAGATCATCGTCCAGTTGATCCATTTCGTCTTTGACTGCTTGCCATTGTTCTTTTGTGTTGGCTCTATACCAATGAATGCTAAGTCTATCTGCTGGAAAGATACTTTCTAACCAGGCCTGCATATCTGCTTCACGGCCGGCAAATGCATCTGCTAGTTCTAAATTAAAAATAAATTTAGTAGTTAATGGTAGTAATGGTGCGTAACTGGCAAAGCTGTATTTTGCAATATCGTATCTATTGTCGTTGCGCAGATTGTATCGGGGGATTACGTTAGGGTTGAGTCTTACGTCGGTAATTTTACAGTTGAACCAAATGATCATAATTGAATTAAAAGTTATAGTTGATTATACTATATTTAATTAGAAAGTCAAGGTCACTTTGGAATAAAAGAGTAGCGAATTCCTTCATTCTGGGCAGCACCCGCCCTCCCGGTCCTAAGGCCAAGGTCTTACTTTAAGCTAGCACGCAACATCCAGCCGTGTTTGCGATGTGCATCCATTCTTTCGGCTAAAAAGTTGCTGAGTCCAGCTTCGCGTTCGCGCTCGCTAAGTTCGAACACCAGTTTTAATACTTTGATTATTTTTTCATTATCTTCCAATAATTCTGCAATCATTGCTTTAGCAGGAATAATATCGGTTTCGTCTTCAATTTGTGTCAGCATACTTAGGCGTGTGTAGCTGCCAGGAGTATAACTGCCTAATTTGCGAATGTTTTCTGCAAATGGATCGATGCTTTCGTAAACTTCGCTATAGATAGCTTCAAACAATTGATGATATTCAAAAAAGTCTGCACCTTCCACATTCCAGTGAAAGTAGTGACTTTTCAAATAGAAACTGAATTCAGTACTAAATGCAATTTTGAGAGCTTTAACTAATTCTTCCATTTTTCTTCGCTTTACTATTTCGTGTAGGGATCAATTCTTGTTGTCTGCGTGGATTACTGCCCACTGGACTAATGGCATTACCGTCGCCGATGATAGCAGTACTGCCATTATAAGCAGCTAGATTCATACCTTCTGTCAAAGGATTACCAAATGCTTTGTGTGCCTCAAGTATACGCTTACGGCCAGCAGTTTCTTTCAAGTACCAACCATTGCGGTCTTTTCTCATACCAAACTGTTCACGCAATGCTGCAGCAGGTGTACCTACTACATTATAATAGATTTTACTTTCTCTAAATCTTCTGCGATAATTTAAGCGTTCTTCATAATCTGAATCATCTTCTTCGTGATCTGGGCGTGCTACGCCAGTACCACCACAGGTTCTGCAACTGGTTCCTTCGTGTTGGCCTTCGCCAGTGCCGCGGCAATCATAACACTCGTGATCATCGTCGTCCTCAGGATGGCCTTCCGCCACACCTTGTTCTTTTATATTAAATATTTTCTTTGCTTTGTCGTTAAGATTGTTGGGTCTAATAAGTTTAGCAGGTATTGTTTTTGCTTGGGACTGTATTGCTTTATGTAGTCTATGGTTGCCATCAAGGATCCATTCTATTTGACCTTGCTCATTTACCATAATTAAAATAGGAAATTGATTAGACACCGTTACTTGATTAACTCTTTCTATTTCTTCTGGGTTACCTTCCCAATGAAGTAGTTTACTCTTTAGATTATCGTTTATCGGTAAATTTATTTGTTTAATGTGTTTGGTTAATTCTAAAATATCCTGTAGTGTAATCGTATCTGTGTCATTAGACCAACTTGTCTCAGCACCACCTTCCGCCACACCTTGCTTTAAGCAATGTTTTAGTTCTTCAACGGCTTCTTCGTATGAATCGTAGCCCGCATTGTCTATGTCGTAAGCATAACATTTCATATACCATTGGCCGTTGCCAGGACTTGATTCACGGTCAATACCAACTTCGCCTACTGGCTTACCATTCTTCTTAAAGATTTTGCGTTGTTGGTCTGCATGGCCTTCCTTCACACCTTTGTTTGGTACACAGTTTCTTACTTGTTTACCTGTAACACTAGATTTCTTAGTACCTTCTGCGTGTTTGCCAGGCCAACATTTGGTGTATCCATTTGAATCTTTTTGACCCTTTTTAATTTCGTTAAGATTGCCGTGTGTTTGGCACATACCGCAATCAGGGCAGGTCATTTCCATAGTTATATCTTCATTGTGTTTCTTTTTACCGGCACAATGCGCCTTTTGACTGAAACCTTTTGGATGTGAGCAATTAATACTGCTCTTGTATTTTTGACTCCATTTTTCGTTTAATGCAGCTTCTTCCATAGCCTTCTTAAAACCTTTGCCTGGTACCCAACCTGCAACAGGCTTACACTTGCATTTACCTGGTGTACAACTACAGTTTTTCATACCACATTGCATACAACGTTTTTCTGAATCTTCTGCTACACTTTCGTTATAATGGTCGTACTTGTCACGTATAGTGTCTAATTTTTCGTCGCTGGCACCTTCTCTACCTGCTTTGGCCAATGCCTTCATACCATCCTTGCCATATTTCATTACACCTTTAGCAGCACGACTCATATTGCGTTCGCCTTCTGCAATATCTTCTTCTTCAATGGTTGCTGGCTTGATATTTCTTCTTTGCATATCTTTAACATATTCATCTCTGTTATGATATACAACCTGTGTTCCTTTTGGTCTTTCTGACTGCTTCATTAATTCGTCGTAGTCTTGTTTAGTTAACTTCTTAGGGGCACTGCTTACTTTTGTTGCATAGTCAGTGGGACTAGGTTTCTTAGGACTCATAAAACCAAACATTTCATCTACTTCAGCCTCTTTCATATCCTTGGGCTTTTGATGATGTTTTTTCATATTAATGGCAATTGCAGCCTGTTGAGCAGCATTAGCAGCTTCTTGTATTTTTTTGTTATCAAATAAATCGTTAATAAACATTATTGTCCTTGCTTTCTTGCTACTTGTTGCAATAAGTTAGCAACTTGGCTACCTTTGGTAGGATCACTGAGTGCATCGCCTACCAAGTCTGCCAGTTGTTTGGTTTGTCTTAGTTGTGGACCAGTAATAGGTGTATTGGTATTTTTACTATTGCCCATTGCCATCAATGCTTGATTGGCCTGTTGTGGATTGATATTCTTATCAACCGATGCAATCTTACTGAGATTATTTTTGGCCATCATTGATTTTTGTACATTTGCAGCTGTAGTTTGTGCATCTGGGTTTTGTGCACCACCTGTGGTACTGGGAGCACCTGGTGTTGCACCGTATTCTTTAACTTGTTGTGGTTTTGCAGGAACATCAAACACCACTTGATATTTGCGAATTTTCGGATTCCAAATAGTGCGACCTTTAACACCGCTTGTGCGTTCTTGGCGATTCAATTGGTTCCAAGTTTTAGCAACTGTGTCTTTAGGAGCTGCCTTGGGTTCTGAATTTTCAACTTGTTCGTATGCTTCTTTGACACGACGAATCATTGAAGTAGCTTTGGCAGTTTTGTCCAGCTCAAGCATAATGCTTTCTTCGCATCCACCCACCAACTTACCAGCAAATGGATGACGGTGATCTTTTCTTGGCTTGGCTTTGTCTGTGCCTCGAACTTGGTCTCCAGGCTTTTGCTCGGGCTCACCGGCAAAAGTATATTTGTCGACTGCTTCCAATAACTGCTTCATTGAACTCATTTGGCAGCTCGTTTCTTAATAGTTTTCTTAAATGGATTAGGACCATTCCACTCTGGGCCGCCTAATAAATTTGTTTTGCCACTACCGCCTTTGACTACAGTAGCAACACTGCCTGCACTGCTTGCACCACCACTGGCATTTTCTCTAACACCGTGTCTGTAATGTCCGCGCAATTGATTTTTAGCTAACTTGGTAACAATGGAGTTGCGCTCGTCGATTGGTTCTTCTTGGCTCATATCTGTAGGAGTTGAGTCCTGTGTCATTAACTGGTATTCCATATACTCACGGACTGTATTCAAATAGTCATTGGCTAGCGTAATTTTAGCACTTACCCAGCCTTCCAATCCCTGTTGCTCGCTAACGTGTTGCAACATTTTGTGCAGAGCAATTGCGTGTTCTGCAGCGTGATAAAGCTCTTCGCGGGCCATTTGCACTTCGTGATCCATGTGCATTTGATGTGCGTCTTCCGCAATACCTTCGTGTAAAAAATCTTTGCTGTTCATTGTATACTATCCCAGATGATACTATATTTATTAAGATTTTAATTCAATTGGAGTTAAGTTAACTCCAGTGGGAAAACTCTTGTTAAAATGACGCATAATAATACCCGCCATAACGTGTGCTTGGTTTTCTTCAGGACTACCAGTACGTCCACTGCCAGAAGTTAGTTCATTGAGTGTATATTGTTTGTAGTGTGTTAATTCGTGTGCCAAAGTGCGTAAAATATCCACTGGATGACGATCAGCTATAGCAAGGTGTATAGTACAGGTGTTGTTGACAAAACGTCCAAAAGTTGCTTGTCCGTCTTTGTCTTGAATGTGTTTCTCCAACTTGATTTTAGGCAACTTATCAAGTTTCAAATCCTGCATTGCTATAGGCAAAAACTTGGCCAATAAATTTGGAAACTCTGCATCACTATTAGAGTTGATGCTTTCGTTACAATGCCAACGACGCAGGCTTTTGTTTATATTACTGTTAGGATCTCGTGCGGTTTTAGCACTGGTACGACTCTTTTTCATACCTTTCATACGTGCACAAAAACTACTACGACGTTTGGCATCTGCACTGCCTTTTTTAATCTTCTTAGGAGATTTGGTAACTGCAGTTTTGATTTTACTGCCTGGATGACTACGACGATAGCTTTTTACTGCTTTTTTACTCATTCCACCTGCACGTGGATTTTTATGTTTTTGCCAACTGTCTTTGTTTTCGTCAATCTTTTCTCTAAAAGGACGAATCCAAGTAAACTTGGTACTAGCAGGTACCCACTTGATACCTAGGCCGCGATTGCCTTTTTCAGGGTCAGTATCAATCAATAACCATTCTTTTTCTTGGCTAAACGGCACTGAATATTGCTTACGCAGTATGCGCACAATCTTACCTGTGTCAGCCAACTTGCCCATCATTGCACGGCCGCCTTCTTCGTCTTCGCTGATTACACCCAAGAATGTATCGGCAAAGTCTTTGCATAACGACTGTAGTTTATCATTTCGAGTAGCTGCAGTATGGAATAATTTTTTAATTGTTTCTTCTTGTGAAGGATCTTTGTAACCACAGTAAACTTTGTGTACATTGGTATCATTGATAAGGTCTGTGCAACTTTCACCGTAACGCTCATCCATTGGACTGCAACAAGGGCTTAGTGTAGTAACAATGATACTGCCTTCGGGAATCTCGCCGTATTTTTTATTATACTCGTCTATAGCTGCACGTTCGCCGTGCACACGTTTGCCTTCGTCGGCAAGATAATTTATACCCAATGCAATTTGATTTTTTGGATCAATTACTGCCGATGCAACCATACCGTAGTAGTCCGGACGATCCTGTTGACCTTGTATAATCATTTTACACAAATGTGCCAATACACGATCCAGCTTGTCAGTGTCGTGTATATGAAAATCGTCTGGGTTGACAGTTTCTGCTAACTTAAATGCACGTAGGTTCTTCATTGGAGTGTCTGGATGCACGTCTACGGTTAGTGCATTGCTCCAACGTGGATCGCGTGCTTCTTTTTTATTCTTAGGAATATATCCACTGGCATCTTCTCTTACATTACCGCCGTGTATAGGACTAGTACTGTAATCGCCGTCAGGCATTTCATCTTCACTAACAGGTTGTATTTTATCAAATATGTGTGCTAATTCTGGTGTAGCACGGCCATACAACTGTTTTAGGAATTCTGCACGACCTTTTTCGTTATCTTTTAGTCTTAGCCATAGATTACGGCATTCAGTGCCATGGCTAACATCGTATGTTTGTCCGTCGATATCAATTGATTTTTTGATTTCAGGAACTACAACTACATAGCCGTGTTCCATAGCAGGCATTGCATCATTCTTCCCCCAAGTTAAAAAGTAACTGGGATCTCCGGCTTTTTTGCCTGAAGCAGCATTATCACGCTTTAGATAAGAATCGGGGTTTAATCTTTTGGCATCAGGTGCACCCACTGCAGTAACAAATACTGTAGTCTCAGGATCAAAACCTTCGGGCAATTTGTACATTTGATTGCCTTCAATGATATGATTGGCAGGGATACCTGCAGCAGTCATTAACTGATATTTGTCGCTGAAATTAAAAGGACTTTTGGCACTGCTTTGATCATTGCTGGTAACAATATACACATTGTCATTACCAAACTTTTTTTGGAGTGCGTGAAAAACCCCGGCGTGCCCTTGATGGAAGGGTTGAAAACGTCCGGGGTAGGTTACAACTATACGGGTTGCGCCAGCTTCAAATAGTTCAAATGAGTACATACTGCAATAATTTAATTATATTGCAGTATTTAGCCAAATTAGTTAAGCTGGGGTTTCGTCTGTTTGTGGAGCATCAGCAGATGCACTGGCAGCATTAGCTTCGGCTTGTGCAGCAGCCGCTGCGGCCATTTGTGCTTCAACTGCAGCTTTGCCCTCTGGAGTGCTGGTGTCAACACGCTTGAGACCTTTACGCTCAAGTGCTGCCAAATCGCCCTTGAACTCATAGTGTCCAATGTGATTCAACAATACACGGCTATCGGCCCAAATATCGCCACCCATTGCTTGCCAACGACGGCAGAATGTCCAGTCTTCGCTCAAATAATGACCACGCTCGTCGATGATAGTATCAAAAATACTGTACATAAATGGCTCAAACTGCTTGCCTAAACCAATGTCATCAACGTATTTGCACTCTGGATGATTGTCACACAACTGCTTGTATACTGATTTCTTGAACAACAAGAATCCAGTACCTTGTGTATCAACTTGGAAGATTGGGCCTTCAATACGTCCGCCGTTTTTCAAGTTAATAACATAGTCAATAGGCAATGA